CAACTGCTCTGCAATTTCGTTACGAGTCACAGAAAAGTTATTCATCAGAAGCTGTACTTAAGGCCCAGCTTGGTGCCGTAGCTGTTGTTGTCGTCACCTGTCATGAAGGAGACTTCACCATATGCCCCGAGCTTTTCAGTCAGAGGTACACCACCGCCTGCTTTACCAGACAGTTCCACAGTGCTGTCGCCACCATCAGGTGAGACGATGCTTGGTCCCGCTTGGATATACCAGTTGCCACTTTCGAAACCAACATGGTTATCAATCACAGTGCCACTATAATCAGTACCACTGAAGCCAGAGTTTGCCTCTACGTTTACATAAGGACCAGCAAAAGCAGGTGTTGCAGCCATAAGTACGGCAGGGAGGATAGCAAAAATTTTCATTGTAATAGTAAGTAAATTTATTAGAAGTTGAGATCAGATCGATCAAGTTTTTCAAGGAGGTCTGAGCGATATGCAGGATCACTTTCATATCGAGAGTCACTCATGGCTTGCACAAGTTCTGCCTGACTACGGAAGACATCCTTAGAATCCGTAGCAGGTCGGCCAGTCAACATCTGACCATCACTTCCGACCGAATCAACGTATCGATAACGAAGTGCTTGGACAGCAAAGAAAGCTGCTTGCGGATCTCCACGGTCCATGACGGAGTCATACATATCAATTTCTTGTTGAGACAAATTGTCTTGTGCCCAACCAAGCATTGCTTTATATTCATTTGGTCCGCCAGCTGATTGCTGAAGATTGGTGATATCTTCATCCGAAAAATCAGAAGACTGAGTGTTTTGCTCTACAGTGTCTCGATAGTCGAGATACATATCAGCAAGATCTTTTGGATCCATTTCAGAAAGCTCATTAAGAGTTTCTTCTGAAAATTCATCTTGAGCTTCTGCCCATAGAGTATCTAAAAAATCAGAGGATTGTTCAGCATCAGATTGATCATCAATGATTTCAGTATCATCTTCTGAATCAGTGGAAGATCCGAGTTTCTTTTGAAGTTCTAGATAAGCAGACTCAAGTTGTTCAGCATCTCTAAATTTACCGGCAAGCATTTTACTTTGCTCGGCTTCCATTTGTTCGCCAAGTGCCAAAGATTCTTGCTCTTCAGCATTTAGTTCGCCGGGAGCTGACTCGGATGAGTCATAAGATAAAGTTGTCATTAGTTATTATTGAGATTCAGCAGGTGCTTGTTGAGCATTCATTTGTGCTTCGTTTTCTTTCTGCTCAATTGCAGCAAATTGACCTGCTTGTTTAGTGATTTCCATGCCTTGCTGTTGCTGCATCTGTTGCTGCATTTCAGCTTGCAATTGTTCCTGTGTTTTTACAAGATTAAGGACATCAATACCTTGAGCAGCAGCCAAACGTTTGATTACTTCTTCAGGATTGATGTAACGTATTAATGCTTCAGGACCAATGGTTTGCGCAATGGTGCCCATGAACTGTCCCAAGCTTTCACGATCTTGACCGCGTCCCAAGGCATTGATACCAGCAACAATTGTTGGCTTGACAATACCTTTTGGAATCTTGGGGATTTCTCCAGTCTTTTGGAAGACTGACAGCTTACGATTAAGATATGGAACAAGGAAGTCAACAGTCAACAGACTAAATAATCCGCCTAGTTGTTGCTCCAACTCCATCTGTGTCATCCGCACTTCTTCAGCAGTAGTGCGTTCACTCTGTCGGACAGAAAGAACTAAGAATGCTTCGGATAGACGACGTTCTAATGTCTGTGCAAGTTGATAAGCAGTAGCAAAATCTGCTGTCTTACCAACCTGAACGACACCAATGTCATCAGGTCGACCTTGAATAATCGCACCATTACCAGCTTGTGCAAGTGTGGATGGTTTTGTTGTACTTGAGGGACTGACAGTAAATACGACCTTAGCCGCCGCAGCTGAGCCTTCAACAAGGGCTTGGCTCAAAGATTCCATGGACTTAAGATCGCCCATAAATTCTTCGACTCTGCCCCTACCGTAAGGCTCAGCATCTACTGTGTTAAACCTCAATGCAATCCAAGGGTTAGCATCTAGGGGTGCTTTACCTTGCGATCCAGGAATAATTTTTCCGAATACTTCCTGGTGCCAAACGACACGATTATTGTCTCGCTTGACATGCGTAAAAACATCGCATTGATTTGATTGAGCGTTGTACTCATCTGAAACACGATTGGGTTCTTTCTCTTTAGGGAGTAGATCCTCAATTAGTGTCTTATTGATTCGTTCCTTTGTGACGATTTCAATTACATTGCCGTTCCCATCACGATCAATGACATAGCGATTAAGTGGATAGAGCTTCAAACTCTTTTTACCCATAAAGATCAAAGCATTACCAGTCACAACCAAATGCTTTAGAGCCTGATGAATGACAACACGGTCATCCGAGGCAGCAATTGATTCGAGAATGGTTCGTTCAATCCTGGCGAAAGAGAGGTCAAGCTCTGACTTAATTGCAGGGTCTGCACCAATTTCACCTAAAGCTTGATCATCCATTTGTAGCTTGAAGAAGCTAGTCTGTGGAGGAAGAAGTGCAAGCATTAATTTACTTGCAAGAGTGACAACACCTTTAGCACCAATTGATTGCCAAGGGGTCTTGAGTTTCCTCATGCCACCAGTAGGATCTTCCTCACCTCGAATTAGATAAGGAAGGGTTAGGTTACCTGCTTGTTCTGCTACGTCTAGAAATTGAGAACGCTCCGAACTTAAAACGTCGTAGCGCTTTTTTGCATTCATGCCAGATTAAGATTACTAATTTGCATTTGTGTATTACGTGAGGACCTGTTTAATGAACGGGTGCCACGTGTATTGTTACCAGCTTTTGCATTCTTGGATCGTTTAATTTTTACACCCTTAGCTGAGCCACCTACTGCAGTTGCTGAAGTAGTCAAAGCTTTTGGGTCAGGAATGTTGGGAGCTTGGTAAGCAGGTGGTTGATAAGCAGCCTCACGTCGGGCTGAGATCTTCATCAAATTATCCATTTGAGCATCCCTAACCATCATGTCGTAGAGACCTCCACCACCAGGTTGGTTACGTGGACCGTAACTGAACTTGTCCATATTGCTATTCACCCAATCAAGTAATCCTTGGGATGACATGCCAGCATTTTTATGGTGGTAATAGTCAGCATGACCAAAATAATCTTTAGCCTGCGAATGTTGCCCGTACGAAATATTCATGAGATATCGTATAATGAATTGGAAGTTGATGAATTAGTAAATGCACTAAAGTCAAAGGTAGGCGATGCATCTACTTTATTTTTAAAGCCACCATAAGCATGGATTTTAATTGTAGAATCTTTACCATACTTAGGGGTATAAGCAATGTCCATTTCTTTTGCCTCGTATGTATTTTCAGGGGCTTGAGGCACACCGCTGCTACCACCTAAGCCTCCGTTGTCGAAAATACTGTCGTAGTTTTCATCTAGCCAATCGATGACGCTGTCAGCATCTGCGCTGTTATTGATTTCAAATATGTCCAGACCTTTCATTGCAGCCAGTACTGGGCCTTGTCCCCAGGCTCTGAATGAAGTAATTGCGTTACGTTGTTCGTTCGTAACACCATCTCTATCTAATGGATCATATCTATTGACTGAGCCTTCGGGTTCAGGATCAGTTGAACTGTCATCACTAAGCCATTCATCATATTCAGCAGGATCAACAGGAATTACCTCTGTAACAGGCATCCAGTCATCCCACATTTGATCAAAGAATGAGTATTGATCTACGTCTACTCTAAATTCATCACTAATTGGATTTTTAGTAGCCATTTTATGTTTCCGTGTTTTCTTTAATCCAATCAACTACACTGCGTTGACCAGATCGATACATTATTTTTTCAATTGAATCGTCTGGGGATGGATTGACGACAGGGAAGTTCTCGTCGAGTTGATGGATCAATGCTCTGGCTTCCATGCCAAAGGATTCAAGCGTACTGAGGTAGGTTGACATTGCTATGCTCGAAGAATGCAGGTACTCTGCTTGCTTTAGTGAAGGAAAGCTCTGGTGCTTTGCCTTGATACATAAGATTGTCGCTTTGATCTAGCCAAAATTTTTTAGACAATTTTCTATCGGTACTGGTATACGCAAGAGGTTGCATTACCCAGTTGATTGTCGCTTTACGTAGTTTGTCTAAGGATGGACTGATGTCCAGTCCGAGTTCTTTGCAGACAAGGCTGTTCGTTGCGACATGAATTTGTTCGTCTCGGCTAATGTCCGCAGAGACTGTTCGCATACCAGAGTCACCAACAGCTCTAAAGAACGGGAGTAGTACAAAGAAAATCGCACGCTCCGCCACCATCGCTTTGGTGATTGTGTGATCTGGATGCGCAATCCAAGCCTGCTGTAACGCCAAGGCTTCTTTTTCAGCTTGTGCGTCAACGCCATAAGCATTGGCGATGTAACCAAGTGCCACGTCGTGATTCTCTTCATCCCGTACATTTGAGATGAGTAGCTCTCTGGCGAGCGCCGGTACATCAGTGGCCAAAGCATCAGTAATAAAGTCTCCAACGGGTAGTTCCATG